CTACCGTCCAGAACGCGCAGATCAGACTAGGGGTGTTCCTTGGTCTGTTGCTGCGATTGCGTCATTGAAGATGTTGCATGGCTATCGTGAGGCTGAGTTGATTGCTGCTAGAACTGGTGCAGCTAAGATGGGCTTCTTCACTAGCCCTGCTGGGGATGGATTTACTGCTGACGGGTTTGACGATGAGCAAAATACTGTTCCCATCTATGATGCTGAAGCTGGCACGTTCCATCAACTTCCTGCTGGCGTTGACTTTACTCCATTTGATCCAACTCATCCAACATCTGCGTTTGCTGACTTTGAGAAGGCAGTTCTGCGGGGCATAGCTGGTGGCTTGGGCGTGAGCTATACATCATTAGCCAACGATCTTGAGGGCACAAGCTATTCTTCAATTCGTCAGGGCGCATTGGAAGAGAGAGATTTCTACCGCACGTTGCATAGGTTTATGATCGATCACTTCCTTGATCCGTTCTATCGCATTTGGCTGGAGCATGTTATGGATCATGGATTTGTACCTATTTCTGGCGAGAATAAGGTTTTTAAGTTTAGCCAAGACGTAACTTGGCGCGGCAGAGGCTTCCAGTGGGTTGATCCGCTGAAGGAAATGAATGCTGCTGTTGTGGGTTTGCAGAACGGTATTCTGAGCCATTCTGATATTGCTGCGACTTATGGGCGTGATGCAGAAGATACATTTGCACAGATTGAGCGTGACAAAGAGCTTGCTGAGCAATTTGGTCTATCTATGGCCTATCAGCCGTTTGGTATGAAGATGCCAGTACCAGCAGAGGTGGATGATGTCGAACAAACCGACTGATGGAATGGTGGAAGAAGCGAAGCGTGGCCTAGAGTGGCGGCGTGAGTTTGGCCGTGGCGGTACTGAAGTTGGTATTGCCAGAGCCAGAGATATATCCAATGGCAAGAACTTGTCAGACGATACAGTCAAGCGCATGTTCAGTTTCTTCAGCCGCCATGAGGTTGATAAGAAGGCTGAGGGGTTTCGCGTAGGTGAAAAGGGTTATCCATCAAATGGCCGTATCGCATGGGCGCTTTGGGGCGGTGATGCTGGCTTTTCGTGGAGCAGACAGATTGCAGAGCGTTTAGATAAAGAAGATCGCGCCCCTGAATTGACTGATGCTGTGAAGGTGGGCTTGGCCAAGAAGGCTAAAGATCACAACGATAAAGTTGGTGATGTTGCGTCTAAGCGCACCAGCACACGCACATTAAGCGCAGTATTTCGTCGCGGCATTGGCGCTTATAAGACTAATCCGCAAAGCGTAAGGCCGAATGTGAAATCACCTGAGCAGTGGGCATATGCCCGCGTAAACAGTTTCTTATATGCGCTGCGCAATGGCAAATATCGCAGTGGAAAGCATGATACTGACCTTCTGCCAAAGGGTCATCCAATGGCTAACGATGAAAGGGGTAGCGCAGATATGGCAAAAGATGATATTATCGGTCTTGAACTAAAAGGATCAACAGAGATGGAAGAGCGTCACATATTGAACGTGGAAGAGACAGATGATGCTTATACTGTCACTTTTGCAAAGCCTGATCGTGAAGATCAGCCAGAAGAAATGCAGACTACTCAGGAAGATGATGAGCGCATTCAGCATTACGATGATGAAGAGCGCCTTGACCGTGAGAAGATGGAAACTCGCGGCATGTCGTTTGACGGTAAGGTTGTTGACGAAGATAAGCGCACTGTTCGTATTGCTGTATCGAGCGAAGAGCCAGTAGAGCGCAGCTTTGGCAATGAAATATTAGATCACAATGAGCGCAGCATTGATCTTAGCTTTGCTAAGTCAGGCCGTATGCCGTTGCTCTTGGATCACGATCCACGCCAGCAGATTGGTGTGGTAGAGGACGTAAGCCTTGATGGATCGGCCCGTAGATTGCGGGCGACTGTGCGTTTCGGAAGAAATGGACTTGCCAAAGAGGTTTTCGACGATGTTGTGGATGGTATCAGAAGCAACATTAGCGTTGGCTATCATGTCAACGATATGGAGCGTCAAGATGCGGATAGCTACCGCGTGAAGTCTTGGCTTCCAATGGAAGTATCAGTTGTTAGCATACCCGCAGACCGGACAGTCGGGGTAGGCCGTGCAGCAGAGAAGCCACCCGCTCAACCTATCACTGAAACTCTTATTAGAGAGGAAACTATCATGTCGGAAGATAACAAGATCGACATCGATGCGGTAAAGGCCGAAGCTACTCGCGCTGCCGCAAAAGATACTGCTGAAATGTATCGCTTGGCTGCAAAGCACAACAAGCGTGATTTGGCAGACAAAGCCGTATCAGAAGGCCGCTCACTCGCAGAATTTCGCGGTGAATTGCTGGACGTAATCGGTAATGCACCATTGGATACGCCAAATGAAATCGGACTTGCCCCGAAAGAGGCCCGTCAGTTCTCATTGCTTCGCGCTATCCGCGCCCATGCAAACCCAACTGATCGTTCTGCACAAAAAGCTGCTGCTTTTGAATTAGAAGCTGCTGCTGCTGCGTCAGATGCGATGGGTGTTGAAGCACAGGGCATTATGATCCCAGCAGATGTATTGCGTAGCTGGAAAGTGCGCGACATGAATACATCTGACGATGCTGGCATCATTGCTGACGATTTCCGTGGCGGCGATTTCATCGACGTATTGCGGAACGCTTCATCAGTCATGCAAGCTGGTGCAACAATGCTGACAGGCTTGTCAGGCAACGTGAAGATCCCAAAGAAAACAGCCGCATCATCTGCCGGTTGGATTTCATCTGAGGGTGGCGCATCTGGCGAAAGCGAGCCAACTGTTGGTCAAGTCACTATGTCACCTAAAGTATTGGGTGCGCATACAGACATTACACGCCTTATGATGCAGCAATCATCTTTGGATGTTGAAGCATTGGTGCGTAATGATCTGACATCTTCTATCGCACTTGCGATTGATTTGGGTGCATTGGCTGGAACAGGCTCATCTGGTCAGCCTACTGGTGTGAAAAACACATCTGGCATTAACACACCAACTAACTTTGCTGGGGTTAATCCAACATTTCCTGAAGTTGTAGCGATGGAAACTGCGGTAGCAGAAGATAACGCTCTGCAAGGAAACTTGGCGTATATCTTACCTGCCAGCATGTACGGTGCGTTGAAAACAACTGTAAAAGACAGTGGTTCAGGCCAGTTTGTTGTTGCTCCTGATGGATCAATGAACGGTTACAATGCAATCGTATCAAACCAAGTTACTGCTGGTGATCTGTATTTCGGCAACTTTGCTGATTTGCTGATCGGCATGTATGGCGGTTTGGACATTGTTGTAGATCCATATACTGCGTCTAGCTCAGGCACAGTACGGATTGTTGCACTGCAAACTGTAGACGTAGCTGTACGTCACGCAGTAAGCTTTGCATTCAACAATGATGGTTCATAAGAATGCTAACTTGGGAGGGCCACTTGGCCCTCCTTTCAAACAAGGGGCGAAAGATGAAATATATTATCCTAAAATCCTGTGTTGCGGCTGGTCAGGCTAGAAAAGCTGGCGACATAGTAGAGCTTCCAGCAGACGAAGCGACTGCGCTAAAAGGTTATGGACGTATTGGCGATGCTCCTGCGCCTAAGCCGGTTGCGGCTCCGACTGATCGGGCTGCGAAGCCTAAGACCACAAGGGCGAAGAAATGAAGATTACGCTGATTAAAGACGCATCTTGGAGCGGGAAAAAAGGCAAGGCTGGTGCAAGTCACATAGTTGACGCCAAGGTTGCTCAGAAGCTAATTGATCGCGGATATGCAAAGCCGTATGTAAAAGAAGAAAAGGCTGAAGAAGATGGCGCTGCCACTAGCTGATGATTTAGCAGACATATTTGACGTTGACGAATTTGCCACGGCGGTCACTTATGACGGTGGTACGATCAACGGCATTTTTGACAATGAGACTATTCCTGTTGATACGGGTGGTTATGTTGCTGTTCACGAAGAGCAGCCGCGCTTGACATGCAGAACAACAGACATCTCAAGCATAGCGTATAATCAAGCTATGGTTATTAATACGGTTACTTATTATGTTCGCGCTTGGATACATGATGGCACTGGCGTCACTGTTGTTCAGTTGGAGAAATCATAGTGGCTCACGTTAGGCAGCAAATAAGAGAGCGCATTGTTTCTGTGCTTACTACTAATGTCACGTTGGTCAGCAGCCGCGTATATGGCACTAGGGTTTATTCTCTGACTGACGCTGATTTGCCAGCCCTTACGGTTTATGCGGGATCAGAAGCATCTGCGCTGCAAACCATTGGCGTAAAGACATCTGCGCGTGTTGTTTCTATTGAAGTGGACGCATATGTACGCGCAACAACTAATTTTGATAATGATGTGGACGCAATAGCTGTTCAGATCGAGGAGGCAATAGCCAATGACTTCAACGTCAATGGTCTTGCGAAGTCGGCTGTATTATCTGGTACAGACATCAATTTTTCAGGTGAAGCGGAGCAGCCAATAGGTTCCGCAAAGCTGACATTTGATGTAAGGTATGATACAGCTATCGATGACGTAGAAACGGCCAGATAGGAGGCTCCAATGGCTACACACACAGGCAGCGAAGGAACCGTAAAGGTCGGTGCTAACGCTATCGCAGAAATCCGCTCTTTCAGCTTAGAGGAAAGCGCAGATACCTTAGAAGATACAACTATGGGCGACACTGCTCGCACATACAAATCATCTTTGACAACATTCACTGGATCAGTTGATGTTTTCTGGGATGAAACCGATACAACTGGTCAAGGTGCTTTGACTATCGGTGCTTCTGTTACGCTTAACGTTTATCCAGAGGGCGATGCTTCTGGTGATACATATTATACTGGCACAGCCATTGTTACGGGCGTTACACGGTCATCATCATTTGATGGTCTTGTGGAGGCATCAATAACTGTGCAAGGTAGTGGGGCATTAACAGCTACAACGGTGTAAACCATGTCCAACCCTATAGACGCCTTAGACGATTATTTGTCGAATATCGAAACAAGGCATATAGAAGTAACTTTACGCGCAGGGGCCAAGCCTCTGCGTGTTTACTATACCCCTATGACTTCTGGCGAAATGTCAACGATCCAGAGGAAGCATTCTGACTTTCCATCTGCTAACATAGATGCTTTGATTGATCTGATTATCTTGAAGGCTCTAAAGGAAGATGGAGAGAAGGCTTATACGATTGAGCATAAGCCTAAACTAAAGCGCATTCCCCATGAGGTGATCTATAAGATCAGTGCACCTATGATGTCTGCTGGCTCTGTTGAGGAAGCTGAGGGAAACTAAAGAAAGACCCATTCAGGTTTAATTTAATCGCGTTAGCAGATAGATTGGGCCGCACCATTAGTGAGATTGAGAAAATCACGGTAACGGAGTATAATGAATGGGTCGCATACTTTAAGATCGTGGACGAAAGGCGGGAAGAAGATGGCAAGCGCAGAACAGCTAAAGTTTGAACTTCTCGCGGTTGATCGCGCTAGTCGGCCTATTCAGCAAGTTCAAGGTCGCGTTAGAGACTTTGACCGCCAAGTCAAAAGAACATCCGTTCAGATGAATAACATGGGGGGCGCTTTAACGGGCGTCACCAAGGATCTAAGGAAATTCTCACTAGGTGGCATCCAGCAAGCGGGTTATCAGATTGGTGACTACGCAGTTCAGGTAGCCAACGGCACAAGCAAAATGCAAGCCTTCGGCCAACAAGCTGGTCAGTTCTTCCAGATATTTGGCCCATTTGGTGCTGTTCTTGGTGCGGCTATATCTGTTTTTTCTGCGTTTGCCTTGGCAAATCAAAGGGCGACAGGAGCGGCGAAGGATTCAAAGGATGCCATTGAGCAACTTAAATCTGCCGTTGACGCATATTCTACCGCAGCAAATAGATCCTCTAAGTCAGTAGATGAAATGACCCAGAGCTTTGGGGCTTTTGGGGCAAGAATAAAGGATGACTTAGAGGTCCTTTCTGAACTTCGCTTTGATAGAGCGCTTTCGTCTTTGACGGAAGTTAGCAACCAGATTGAGGCTGACTTTAAGACAATTCTTCCAGCCATAAACGCAGTTTTTGATAGAATGCAGGAAGGCAATACGGAAGGCATACAGGAACTTATAGGTCATGTGGTGCAGCTTGGTTTAGACGCGGGAATAACCTTCCAAGACGTTGAAGACCTAAGAGGCTCGCTTGCAGATATGAAGTCTGCATCCACAATAGATGAAGTTTTGTCTTCAACGGATGATTTCTTGGCTGTTGCCAGAAGCCTCAAGGTAAATATGAAAGACTTGCCCGATGGGTTCGCGGATCTTGTTGAAAAGATACGCCTTGCTAGGGTGGAAGCCGCTTCATTGGGCGCGGCGCAAGATGGCGTAACATCATCAGCCAAGAAATCAACTTCTGAATACGAATATCAAGACCAAATATTTAGAGATATAGCTAGAACAACTGGCAACAATGTCGCCTTATTTAATTCAATGGTTGCAGCTCAAAAGAAACTGAATGAAGACAAGAAGATATATCTTAAGAAGTTGACTGATGAAGACATTTTAATGGGTCAGATCGTACAAAAGTCTGTTATAATAGGGAAGGGCGGCGTTCAAGGCGGTCGCGGCGCTGATCCAAGGCAATTCACCTTCTTAGATGAATATCTAGCGCAAATAGCTGCTGGTAGGAAAGCTAAAGAAGATGCAGACGAAGCCGCGCAAGCTGGAACCAAGAAAACTGTTAGGATCATCAAGACTGAACTAAGCCCAGAGCTTATGCGGATTAAGGACGCATCTGAGATGATGGGTCAGTCAGTTGGCGATGCCATGATGTCTATGGTGGATGGCACTATGACAGCCAAGGATGCGTTCAAGTCAATGGCGCGTGATATTATCTCTGAGCTTTATCGCATATTCGTAGTTAAGCAGATTACGGGATTTATAACACAAGCATTCTCTCCAAAGCTTGCTGGCACAGGAGGTGGTGGCGGCAAGGCGATAGGCGGGCCGGTTCAGGCAAATCAGTCTTACGTTGTTGGCGAGCGTGGGCCTGAAATGTTTATACCTTCGCGCTCAGGTTCGATCGTTCCTAATGATAAGATGGGCGGCGGCGGCAATGTTGTGGTAAACCAAACTATCAACGTCAGCACAGGCGTCCAGCAAACAGTACGTGCTGAAATTAAACAGCTAATGCCACAGATAGCAGACAGTGCTAAGGCTGCTGTATTAGACGCTAAAAGGCGTGGTGGATCATATGGAAGGGCATTCGCATAATGGCTATCACTTATCCTTTATCTCTGCCTACCGCCACAGGAATAGCTCAGATAGAAATCAGAGCTATAAATGCAGTGGCATATAGCAGATCACCTTTTACATTCTCAGGTCAGGCTCATGCATATTCTGGGCAAATGTGGACTGCTGATGTAAGCCTACCGCCTATGAAGCGTGATGATGCGGAGCAGTGGATTGCTTGGCTAATTTCCTTGCGGGGTCAGTTTGGCACTTTCTTATTAAATGATCCATCAGGGGCAACGCCAAGAGGATCGGCTGGCGGCTCACCTTTAGTTAATGGAGCATCACAGACAGGTAATCTTATCAATATAGATAACTGCACAGCAAGTCAGACGGGCTGGCTTAAGGCTGGTGATTATGTGCAATTTGGTACTGGCTCATCTTCCTCTTTGCATAAGGTCTTAGAGGATGTGAATAGTAATGGCAGTGGTGAAACCACATTAGAAATCTGGCCTAGCGTTAGAACAGCACCAGCCGATAATTCAGCAGTGGTTACATCCAGTGCAAAGGGCTTGTTTAGATTATCATCTAACGAACAAGCATTTTCAGTTAATGAGGCAAGTATTTACGGCATAACATTTGCGGCAATGGAAGCAGTCTAATGTCCAGAGATAATGCAGAAATCATATCAGCGCTTCAAGCCGATAGGGTAGAAATATTCAATGCTGTAGAGATTTTCTTAGACAACAGTACGTTAAGGTTTTGGACAGGTTACGGGAGCCGTGCGCTAGGATCACCTATTGCAGCAAACCTTGTAGTTGTCGGTGATGAGTATATTATCACATCTGTTGGCGATACTAACTTTACACTTATTGGTGCTGCGTCAAATACTGCTGGTGAAGTGTTCTATGCTACTGATCTAGGAACAGGCACAGGCACAGTTTCTAAGGTTTACACTGGCACTGGTCAGTTGATGAATATTGAAGGCTTAACTG